ACGGTCTTTCAAAATACGAACAACGTGCGACCCAATATATCCTGTTGCTCCAGTAACTAGAACCTTCATCCGAACAATTCTTCCAGCGATGAACTTTCTGTGCATGCTTTCGGATGATATTTAGAAACTGTTTCTCGACCGAGTTTAGTTTCTAGATAGTCATACCATTCTTTCTCGTCCCACATTCCTGGAGATACACCATTCCAGAGTGGACGATAGTAATGATGTTCTTTGTTCATTCTGCGGTCAATAACATATTTCTCACGAGTTGTTTCATATTCATATGAACCCAGATCTAGCATGTTCTCACGAAGATAACAAACCAAAGAAATACGTTCAGCATCTGGACGAGTCAGTTTAATCTCAGTGTTACCATGGATAATCTCGTGATTGCTTACGAGCAACAGATCACCTGGACGAACATTCACTGCGATACGATACTCAGGGAATATTAGATAACCGCCAGTATAGTCACCACTACCAACGACCAAAAGATTGCTGATACCATCAGCAAAATCACCAGCGTCGCGATGCGCTGCTGTTCGGAAAGATTTGTTGACAGTGATGGTGGTGAATACGGTGTCGGGAACCACGAACTTAGAGTCGATTTTTTCTGCTGCCTCCTTTTGGTTCTTCCAACGCGAGGGAAGTAGTTCTTTGAAACCACGGTCCAGAGACTGTAGAAAAGGAAAGGACAACTTAAACTTATCAAAGTTATCGCGAGTATAGGTAGTAGCACGACCAAAAGGAATCCTAGGATAACGGTCATACCATCCAGCAACACCTGAGAAAACAGACTTCGCATAGTTGGTCGACGATACCCACTTGGTGGCGACAGTTTTTGCTGCATTTACGATTTCTTCTTCCGACTTACCGTCTAGACTATCGACCCACTTATCGAACCAACCGAAATACTCTGGATATTGCTCGCACACCTTACTGCGCAACCAAACTGAACCACGTGTTTCATCTGAACTCGAACGTGGCGCACCCGTATACTTGGCGCGAATACTAGCGATAGTGACATCATCTATCAGTTTACCGCTAGTATCCATGAGGAAGTCAAGAACTTCTAATTCATAATCAGTTACCCAATCACGTCCACCTCGACCCTCTACGCCAAGCATCTCGCCACGTGGACCTGCTGCCTGTCCACGATTCTGCGATTCTGTTGCTGCTTCCCGCAATCCGACATATGCCTGATCCTGTTCTTCTTTAGAGAACCAGTTCTTGCGAAACTTAAATGCAATGCGATCTTCATTACCACGACTCTCAGTGCCAAATAATGATTCCATGTAGCAGTCAGTGTCTTCCTCAATGAGTGTATCATAATGACTCTCATCTAGATACTGTCCTAACAGATGCTCGCACTGTAATTTAGAATCTGCAACAATAATTTTAACCATAATATCTCCAAAGTTTTTTCTTACCCTATTATGTAGGCGTCTTCAATATACCAGTATACTCGATTTTCCACAAGATGTCAAGAGTTTTTTGCCGCACACCATTTGTGATAAAGACCAACTTCGCGACCATATGCCTCGATCTCCCAAGGAGCATCGAAATAGGCATCTTCCTTACCCTTGGGTTTCCAGATTTGGCCCATCCACTTGCTGTAGATTTTTAGACCACCACGAGCAGCAACCGCATGACCTGTCGCGAGTTCGTTCTTCGCGTGTTGCTTGACATGAACCATCTCGTGTCCAAGTACCTTGATCATCTCTTCGATGTCTTGGTTCTTAAGACCGATCGTGAACCAGCGAGGGTTCTTCGTACCATCCTCATCGACGCATTCGCCCTCGATATCCAGATCCTTCCAGACTTCGATATCCAACGTGAGATTACGAACCATACGTGGGTCCATCAACTGGGCGGCAAAGAACTCCGCTGCCTCTATCAATTTCTGCTTATCAGCGCGACGACCGATCAAACCTGTAACTGTGATATCCATAATAAAACCTTTCAAACTATAGTACCACTATACCCTAAAAACGAACAAAAGTCAAGCCCCTATTTTAGTTGTACCGAACATTCTTTTTCACCCCATCAAAGTAAATAACCTGTGTGGCATATGTCTCGGATGCACGAGATTTAAATGCATTATAAATCCCAACTCTCATCATATTAGAATATTCCGCTGTAGGAAGTGTCGGGCGATTTTCTTCCACAACCAGTTTACCGTTCAGATAAACTCTGATGTACCCATTGCTTTGAGGTGTTGAGAGAACTTCAAACTTTATATTGGTCCAAGTATCCACAGGGAATGAGTTCGCAATTACGTGCAGTGTTTTTATATCAAACGTAAATTCGTTGTGCGTACGAACTAACAGTTCTCCATTCTCACCTATCTCAAGATAAGCAATAGTGCCGTAGTCTGCTTTATTCTTAAAATTAATCTGCGTAATGAAGAGGGCATTCTTACCTTTGGGGCGGAACCGTGTCTGCGTTGGAATGTAGATATTTTCTTCCCACGTTAGCAATTGTCCACTCGTGCTGCTGCCTTCCTTTTCACTGATTTCGTGCCGACTTCTATCGTTCGTGCAGTCATTGAAAGAGACGCTGGCGCCACAATCCTCTTGTCGGACTTCAAAACGAGCAGAGCGTAATCCGTCAAAGACAGGTTGCTTGTCAGTTGAATTGACGATGAGGCATCCGTGAGACTGCGATTGAACCGTATTGACGGTCTCGAAAGCAACACCAAACACATCTGGATCTACTCCGCAGGAAGTACCGTTAGGTGTTGACAGCAGATCGACAGGTGGAGGTGGAGGCACTACCACTGCCGTAGGCGGAGTCGCAAATGGTGGCACTGTTATTACCGTAGGTGCAGTGCTGCTGGTACTACCGCCACAGGCAGCGAGCAACAGTATCCACATAATGAGCGAAAGTTTCTTCATACTACTTCCGCTTCTTCCACAACTTCCACACAAGGTATATCACCAACCCTACCAGTATAATCCGCCATGTCAAAAAAAAGACAATGAGCAGAAGGTATAGCAGGAATAGCACTAATAGAATAGAAAGAATCTGCATCACATGCTCCAGTAAGATTCAGAGGCAGGTGAGCAATAGTAAGGAGTATTCTCACGTTCGAGGAACTTCTTACCAGTCATCATATTGGTCTTTTCGACCATAGTAGTATTACCTAGTTCCAACGCATAAGCGATGGCGAGGTGCTTGCGAGGAAAGGTGCGAATCGACGAGGTGACACCATCAACAGTCTCAAGCACGTGGAAACCCTTGAACATTTTGTCATAGGGAGTAACCGAGAAGCGCGAGTGGCGGAGGACATTGGTAGAACGAAGCATAATTTTTTTCCTTTTCATCATTATATACACAGTATACCCTAAAATGAGATAAATGTCAAGCCCCTAAATCACATCAGGGAAACATTTCTTCATCCCTGAGCATCTCATCCCGCTCCTCAGGTGTGGTTCTATTCGTCATGATACCGTATATGGTAAGACCTATGAGCAGTAATACTATAATTAACAACATAATTTTATGCTTCCTCAGTTGTGGCAAACCCCTTGGCAACCTCACGATGCCTTGCTGCTTGCGCTTTCTTTACATTCTTATCAGAGAGTCCCAGACCTCGTGACCACTCATAGCGATTGAGCAGCACAGATATACCATAAGTTGTAAAGTACTCATAGTAGGTTGCCAAATCCTGTGCGACCCCTGGAGACTCAATTTTTCCGGCCCCGATTTTTTTTCTTGGCATTTTTGGAATCCTTTCCCTGTGTAGGGGTATGTGTGAAGGTATGTCGAACGATGTTAAAGCAAGTCAGCGTTAAACCCGAGATGGGGGAGGGGGACCCGATTTACAAAACCATAGCTCAGATCCTATAGAGGTACAACTACTCGCAACACGGCAATCAAACCCATCGAGGGACACGCATCAATCGAGAGACATCCTCATCAAGGAAGTCACCAGTGGCAGACCATACCCGAAAGGCGACACACTCAGTCATACGAGCAGCACATTCATTCTCACGAGCACATCCACCACAGGGAACATCACGAACATTCTCAGGAATAGGGAGAAGGATCTTTGAGTGGGTGCATGGATCACTCATGAATTCATTATCAAAACCGATCATATCCATTATGCAAACTCCTTATCAGCCCATGCTTGACGACGAGCATCAGCACGTTTATTGTATTCATCAGCTTCAATACGCTGGTTGGTGTAGTCAACAATAGCAATCAACTCATCAACACCCTTCTCAGCGATGTCAGCAAGGCATGCCGAGAGATAACCAGCGAGGTAGGCATTCTTATCAGCAGTACCAGCAAGGGTACGGAGATTAGACATCAGTTGTTCAACCAACTGGGGAGTAGTGAATGTTTTCATAATATTTCCTTTTCTCATCATTATAACTCCACTATACCCTACTTTTACAATAAAGTCAAGCCCCTAAATCATCAAGGACACGATTAATTATATCTTCGAAATCATCATCAGGGTGGAGGCGATGGTCGATGGAAACATCATTATAGAGCGCCGATACATAATCATGGATCACCCACCCATGGGTTGCAGAGATACACTCATAGATGTAGTCAAAGGCATCAGGTGCCTTCGCGAGACCATCAAGGACTTGTTGTTCAACATTCATCATTATATTACCTTCCCATCAAGAACGAACTTACCATCATCACCGAACACCAGCAGACCATCATTCATCAGCACACGCAGCGGCGGAACACCAGCGGTCATTTTAGCGAAGTAGGACTCAACGGTATAGTTTTTACGAAGAGTTTTCAGGAACTTCGCCTTAGTCACAGGACCACGATGTTTAAACCGAGCGACGAACTTAGGAGCAGATTCATCATTAGGCGCACGGTAGAACACCGAATCACCGCTAGAGATCAAATTGGTTTTTGTAAAATTAGTCATAATTCATTTCCTTTTTCTATTATACCAATATACCCTATTTCTCGGAAAATAGCAAGCCCCTAATTTACATATTTTGAAATTAAATTATCCCAGTTGATGCGGTAGGGGAGATTCATCGCCTGCCACTCGCGGAGAAGTTGTACCTTTACATCAAACCATTCTTCTTGCTGAAAGATCTTATAGAGATCATCAAGGGTATAAACATAATTCGATTCAGTATTAGTCATAATTTTCATTCCTTTTCATAGACGACATAGTCATTATACCTCGAAACAGAACAATTGTCAAGCCTTTTTTTCATAAAAAAACACCCCCGAATTACTTCGAGGGTGTTTCTTTGCCCTAGTAGAAAAGGAAAGTCCTAGGACATGATGAATCGCTGAGGCATGCGCTTGTTGATATAGTTAGAGGCAAACTTCTCAACCTCACCCTTGGTCCCTCGCCTAGTATCAACCCAAGACCCATTGACATATAGATCCAGTTCGTAGGTTCCAGGACGAATCTTAGTAATTGTGTAGTCACGCATAGCAGTTCTCCTATTGTTTACACTATTTAAGTAACCATTATACCTTATATATTGGCAAATGTCAAGGGAAAAGTCGCTGCTGTGTGATTGATTTTTTAAATCTCTGCGGCGTGTGTGAGTGAAATTTTTTTCCAAGCGCATTAATACCAGTATCCACAGACCCCTACAGGTCTCTAAACAATATCCTAATTCAAGAACAGTCCAAGTCCGTTTAAAGTACTAAATGTTAGTGAAAAGTACTAACATTCACATTTCATTCATAATATAGACATCAATATCACACCAGCAGCGAATGCATGCATTAGTGTTCCTTTACCTATACTATTATACTTTATACCCATCATTATAGCAGTAGCATTTATTACCAATAGTATTACACCAATTACAGTCCATATCATACTAGGATAACCAATACAACAAGGATTGCTGCTATTATACTCCATTCCAGTGGACCATATGTTTTGATGTTTTCTATTATATCTTTAATCATACTGTTATTCCTCAAATTATTCATTTTTTTATTAGTTTTCCACAGGATACCCAGCATTGCCCAGTTTTAGATATGGACCACAGACTGCTTCAAGGATACGAATATACTCAGCAAGGATGATTCTATCATAATCAGAGGGATATACCTGTGCTACTTGTGGTAGGTCGATCTTGTCTTGATCAGCACGATTCAGTGCATCCTCCAGTGTTCGACCGAGATATGGTGCATCACTCATCTCCCATTTCCTCCAGCATTTCCAGCAGTTGCTTGACAGTCAGATGTTCCAATGCATATTCACGCTCATATGCCTCATGTGTACTAGGATATTCCTTCGCAAGTTGCGCTCGTATACGTCCTGCTAATTTAGATAAATCACTCATTTTACATCTCCGCCAGTTCATTGAATGTGCTCAGCTCGAACCCACATTCACCATTGTTATACTTGCTATTGCCACCGACTGGGAATTCAATCCGACCATAGTCACGGACTGATTCATAGTCAAAGATAAAATAATAGTGGAAGTTTTCCTGCGCAGGGTCATATGCCATTACACGCAGAGCACCGATCTTATTGCCAATACCAGTGACTAATACCTTACCACCACTACCATTCGATTCACGATAGTTCACAGTCACTGACTTCGCATCAGAATCATCATTGAAGTCACGTTTTTCTTCAGAGCACATTGCATACTTGCCCTTAGAGTTCTCCGCAAGAGCGAACTCATAGAATCGATCACGTTGCAGCAGTCCATGCTTGGCAAGATACTTGATGGTATCAACCTGCTTGGGATCTGAGATTAGATGGGATGGGAGATGTTGGACCAGTTCATTGATGAATGCAACATCAAACTGAACCGTCGCATCGGTAGTTGCCATAATATAAATCCTTTCAAATTGGTGTAAACAACATAGTACCAATATACTATAAAATAGCGAAAAAGTCAATTATTTTTTGAGAATGAACATGATATTTTAAGTTCTTTCCAACAAAATACGCAAATATTTTGGTCCTACATCAGCAGCGGTGGTGCCTCTAAACTGAAAGTTGACCTTATATGAAACTCCGCTAATGGTAGCAGTCGTTTTAATATTGGCGTATTTTCTTTTGCCCATTTCAGGATAAACATATGAAGCAGCATTGAGTACACCAATAGATAACGTAACCTTTTCACCAATGTTACTTACCTTGACATCGTTGTCTCGCTTCTTGTGAATTATAACGACATGTTTTCCATATGCTTGTGTTAGCAAATCTTCCAAGTTACGCTTTGCTTTCACATAATTTGGTGCACCAGTTGTGCAAGAAAACTCATCTCCGAATCCTCCCATAGATTTTCCATCAAATCCGAAGTATTCACAAATTCCTGTTTGTGTAGTTTTGTTTGAGAAATAACTACCTATGGATGCAGATAAAATGTAGTAACTAGATGACATTTTTAATGACAAATATGTTTTTTTATTTTTAGAATCTATGATAGTAATATCAGTTAATGTTTCACCTGAAGAATTACTAATGGTGATTTTATTGGATGCGTACGTAAGAGATCTCTTTTGATTCTTAGATCCTTCATGAAACACAGACATTTTAGATTCTTGATTGATGCCGATTTTGGTTTCTAATGCCGCAATTACATCTTTATGTTTTATATCTGCCATATCAGCGCCAGAGAAATAGTTTGTTAAATCGATATCCAACTCTTTTTCAAATGATAAACCACCTGCACCTTTTTGTATGATAGGTTTGAAGATTATATCACCAATACCTGCGACACTTAGCACATCAATACTAGATGATTTCGCTTTCTTGAAGACGCTTTCGAACTCTACTTTTTTTAGTTTCAAATGCTTTTCGAGGGAAGTTTTTGATGCTTCGCGATCTTTAGATTTGACTATAATGTCTTTTGCTTTTTGTGTGATTATAGCACTAGGCAATCCAGCTTTTACTATCTGTAGTAATTGCATTATTCAGTCCTCTTGTTTGGGACTATTTATTGATTCTTCAGTGCTTTCTCAGCAATGTTAGCACAGGTGTATCCATGACCATGACCCTGTGAGTGTCCGAACTTCTCGATACGCTCGAGTGCTTCTTTATATCGCTGGAGGAGTTGTTCCGTCTCAGTCATCAGATGCTCTGACTATCACGGTTTTCGTTCATGCGCTTGATGTCAGCAGCACGTTGCTTCTTTAGTTCTTCAGCAGTGGCAACAGCGTTCTTCTGCGTGTCATACTCAACCAGTTCAGCACTGGTCATGTTGGACTGTAGATCTGCAATGATAGACTGGAATCGCGGAATCTCATTGCTTAGAGGAAAATACCGAGTGGCAGATTCTAAGCGAGTTTCAGCGAGATGCAGACTATCAAACTTGGTAAAAGTTTCAGCAGTCTTAGTATTAATCATAATATCAACCATAATCTAGTTCCTTTTTCAATCAAATGTCAAGACTTATTCTTCAACCAAACTAGTATATTTTGCGGAGATGTTTCACCATATGGATCATCCTCTGCTTCATCAGACATTCCTGGTTCAATGAACCACTGTTCAATGCGACCATTGTCAACAATGACTGCATACCGCCATGAACGATTGCCGAATCCAAGATTATCCTTGCTTACCAGCATGCCCATCTTCTCAGTAAAAGCGCCAGAACCATCAGGAATGACCTTGACATTCTCTACATTCTGATCCTTTGCCCAGCAGTTCATTACGAATGCGTCATTGACTGAGATACAGTAGATCTCATCAATACCCTCGTCATAAAACTCTAGATGCAGTTTCTCAAAGTCAGGCAATTGGTAGGTCGAACAGGTAGGCGTGAATGCACCTGGAAGAGAGAACAGAATTACTCGCTTGTTGCTGAAGTAATCGAAACTAGTCCGTTCCTGCCAACGATAGGGATTTGGACCCTCGATGGAGTCATCGCGAACGCGAGTCTTAAATACGACATTGGGAACAATGTCAGGTTGTGATTTCCAATTTTCCATAATATTCTCCTTAAAATTTACCATTACTCTTCAACCCATTCAATCTGATGAAATGCTACCACTCGCTCAGATATATTACCATCTTCGTCTTCCAGATTCAGAGTGACCCCAGTCGAGTTTGGTCGAGACTTGAGAGAGTGCACAAAGTATATCTTACCCGCATCTTCCCAATTATCACTGTCAATTCTGCATCGCATGTTCTTCCTCCGTATCTACAATATGTAATAGGTTCGGTTCACTGGATGCGAAAAATGCACGATTAAACTGCTGGTTAATTGCACTGTAATCATCGGACTTTTGTCTGACTACAAACGAAGATCTAGACTGATCAGTCCAGCGGCGGAGTTCGTACCTCATGCGCGACGATAAACTCCCAGATCTTCCTCAAGTCGATTTAGAATCCACTCATCTGGTGTATCAGATCGTGCCTTGGCAACACTATATGGCATGTCAGGTGCATAGTATGCGAACAACTTATTATAATACCCAGCATCAAATATGTTGGCATCACCACAAATTAGATCAACTGCAATAGAACGTGGAACAATATCAAATACACTACTCATATTCAGTTTCCTTCAGTTTTCGCGACTTGTTCATCTTGCCACAGGTAGATACTGTCAAAGATATTTTCTTGCATCATGTCAAAATACTCATCACCATCTTCGTCGAGATCTGCCAGTTCAGTGATGCGTTGTTCAGTCAATCTGACAAGATCATCATAATCAATGCAATCGCTTCGTTCGCCGAGATTAGTGTAGATATGATACCCAGTAAAATTGGCACCGTCATCTTCATATGTCACTGTGATGGTAGCATCTTCATCAATCGCCAGAATCTGTTGCGATACCCAATCTGTAAATTTAATAGGGAAATCCCACGCAGATACTAAGACCAGCGTGTTGTCATAAACTTCTTCAACATAACACCACTTGGTGCCAATGTTAACAGTGGTCCACTCATATGTTACTTCATCAGGAACATTTTCCATCAAATTCCATACCATCTTGTGGTCTTCATCACTCATTGCATCAACAGTAGTTATCCACTGGTCAACGAGGACTTGTGCTGCGTCATTACACTTAATTTCAACACGCGATGTAACATGATTCGCCATAGTATAATTCCTTAATTAACGAGTAGTAGTTGGTTCATTGATAAGAGCGGCGGCACCCAGCGCAAAAATACCGAGACCGACAATCCCTTGAATTGCGAAGTGTATAAAACCTGAATATTCAGGGATAAGAACCAGAGTAATCAAACCAACGAACATCAAAAAATATGGCATTTCATTTCCTTTCAAACTATAATATCATTATACCCTAAAACGCAACAAAAGTCAAGCCCCTAAATTCCATTTACGTGAAATAAATTTCTCGATCCTGTGCTTAGATATCGTTTGTTGATGCGCAGGATTCTTGACAAGTTGCTTCCGCTTAATGCACTCATACTGCGCACGTGAAATAAACAACTGCTGTGTCTTCATGTCAAAGTATGGCATGCAATGCACAAAGTCGAATGTCTCGCGATGTTTCTTATCAGTCTTGATGATGACCTGTAGTCCATTCTTAAACGTAATGGCATTGGCAGTCACTAACTTACCGTCAACATTGGTTATAGTCATGTATCCAGAAGTAACATCTGCAACCTCATTTAGAGTGGGAGTATCACTCATCACGAATGATTCAAATCGAGATATAGTCACAGAATCCCGTAGATAGACATCCCAGTCGTGGACCTCTTCGTGGAGGAATAGTGATGCAAAACACCCACCAGTCAGGATGGATTCCTTGAAGAAGGGATAGTTGTCGGTTGGCAGATCAGATAGCAGTTCGCGCAGTTTCTTCTGTACGATATCTTTTATAGATTCGATCTCAGCACGTTCATCATCAGAGAACATAACAAATCCTTAAAATTGACTTCCTACGGTTTTCAATGCAGCACGTAGGTGACCATAATGATCATCAAGAATGCGACGGATTTCTGCTCGCTCACTAGGTGTTGCACCACGAGCATCAACATAGATGTTGCCAGTTAGCGACATCTCACCTGCTTCTTCTTGCCTGTCGTCAACCATTTCATTGGTCAGAATTTGTGTATTAATGATCATTATTCATTCCCTTCAGTTTTTTTACTATTTCAATTGCATCAATAAGTTTGACTGTTACCGACAACATGGTGCCGCCAACAAACCAGATAAGAAAAATCATCTCACCAATGTGCTCGCCAGTAATGAAAAACTTGGCAGCAGCATACAGCAGCGCGAATAGAAATCCTCGTATTGCATTCTCTACTAGAAATTTAGCAATCAGCATGTTGCGTACTTTGGTTCATAACTGTCACCTGTCAGTTGATTGTGGAATTTGTGGACATGCTTGCACTTACCATGAAATGAGAATCCAGGACAGTCACACTTCCACCCACGATCGGTGAGTTCACTGTGATAATCCTTGCCATTACAGTTGGTGTATGTCCACACAAAACCTGCGTAGAATGATTTTTGGTAATTGTATCCTGGAATCTTCAGGACTTTGTCCCACTTAGAACGGCGAACTTTTGGGTTTCTTCTATCAGTCATGTTACCATAATACTATATTATGGGATAAATGTCAAGCCTTTTTCCAACAAGTCCATACTGCCTCTTGAAAATCTTCAGTTAAAACTGGTTCAAGATTATTAGTTTCCACCGCCAATGCGATGTCTTTATACTGGATTTCACACCAGCGCCAAACATGGTTTTTGATATATGCTTGGAATAAGTCCTCGTCACGAGAGTAATCATGCGCCATGATAATATCCCCAGACTTTAACAATTTAGAGAAAACATCAAATTCTTTGATTTTGTTTCCTCCGTCACAAAGGACAAGAACCTGCCCTTTTTTGGAGATATATTCTTCTACGACTTCATAATCTTCGAATACGCTTTTAACGTTTACAGTAATATTATTCTCTTCCAGAGTCGCTTTATGCTTAGTTTCTATTACATCATACGTAATAATCTCTGCATTTGTTAAATCCCTCACTGCACGAGTAAAACCACCAGTTGCGGTACCTATCTCTAGCACACGAACAATATTCTCCCCTACAAACAGTTTTTCGAAAACAGGGTAAAAGTTCTTATTTTGTTGGGTAAAGATGCCTTTGTATAGACCACCGCCCCATTTGTGATCCCACAGTGGAAACTCATTGGTAGGGTCAAATGCTTCTTTGGGGACTTGAAATGCCATTACATGAAGTCTCTATATTGTTTACGAATACTGGCATAATCTGTCTCTTTTTCCACATCAGTAGCAAAGGTTGTGATTGCATTTCTCCAATCATCTTTGGGCATGACTGTTGTAAGAATGTCTTTAGAAAGGATTTGTAACACAGATCCGAGTGCAATCATTTCTTCTTCGTCATCACAATATAGGATTGTTTCTTTAATGTAGTCACTGACATCTTCCATCAAAGCCATGCGTTTCTGCTGTCTCTCTTGGAAGTTAAGTCTCAATTTGGGTTCTTTAACAGGTTCAATCATAAACTTATTTATCATGATTGAATACGACCCAATCTGTGTATCAGGTTAGAAATAATTGCCACATCTGGATGCGGATCTCGTTCACTAACACCTTCTGTTCGCATACATTCAATAAGATACGAGTGCAGTGCACGTTTAATTACAGGGTAATCTGCTGGCGCAAATGTTCCGCCTTTTGATTCTTTAACCATTAGTCCCATAGTCCTTGATAATATTTACCGAACAACATTGTTCCACGCTGAATACGATCTTCATGTTTTGCATGACCTTCTCTATCAAACACATATGGAGTAACAGAGTTATCATAAAACTGCTCATTGCTAGTATCATCGACAATCTGTTCAAATGCCCATATCATTTCACCGAGCACCCACTCCCATCTCTTATGGTAGTTATCGTCGATATCATAATCCACGGCAGCAGGAACAGCAGTAGAGCGAAGTTCCTCGGGAACATCAAAATCATCGACTAGACAAGAACTCTGTGCTGATTGTTGCAGTTGCTTTAGCATGGGCAGAATGATCAGAGCAAGAGTGTGGTCCATACTCCATGTGTCATGTGGATCGATACGAATTTCAACTTTTCTCTTGTTGAAAAACCATTGAGATACTCTGGCAATTGGTGTATACTTGTCTAACCATTCTCCTAATGCATAGACTTCATCAGAATGCTCGTCTTTCCAGAACAGAATTTTTTCTGCCAACTGGTATGGACCGAACCAACGTGGATATGGACCAATGTTAATCTTCACGAGAATTCTTACAAAGTTCAACCAGATATGCATCTTCTCCCCAATCAAGTGGAATGTCCATACCATCGAGTGATTGCACAATCTTGGTGATACCATATACTGCTAGTGCTGCGATACCGAACACCGCGACATATGGAATTGCTTCAATTGCTCGTTCTTTTAGATTATCAGGCATCATCGCCATACACCTCTTTAATTTGTTCTGGTGTTCCAAACCACTTGATCAGTTGATCAACAGAATCAATGTGCTTCTGAATCTCAACATCATCTGCTTCTTGGTCGCCCCAGACAAACACATGATTGTTTGCGCCGAGATCATTGAGAAATGTCTGACGAGTTCTGATCAATTCTTCTACTACCAGCGTATCGAATTGATCAACATCAAGTTCTACCGAAATCTTAGTCATTTTCATTCACCTTCTTATAACGATTAAAAGATCCATCTGCCTCGACTACCATAATTTCATCAAGATTTTGTGCCATCACACGCTGCTCGCCTTCTGCGGCGATGTATTCATGTTCACGCAATTTACGCAAAACCGCATTGGCAATACCAAACTTGTTACGATTGGTATCCACCGCTTCCTCTACTGCATCAGCACATGCCTCATATAATTCTTTGGGGAGTTCCCAAGAGTGATCAACGTAAGAACCTGGAGTCAAACTACCAGCACGGCGAAGATATGATTGCCCACCATCTACAGAGATAGCACCACATGTGCAAGTTACAAAGTCATGACGGTGCTTGGAGACAATGAAGTCCCCGCAACCGAGACAGGTTACTGCATTCTGAATAATCATGCTGCGACACCATCCTCATAGTTCAGCACATTCACGAAATCGAGTTTCTGGTCTTCATCCCAGTCTTTCAGATAAACATTATCCTCATCAAACATGCGAAGATATTCTTTTTTATCAATCTTGCGTGTAGATGTAATCATCTCGTCGACATGGAGTTGCGAGAACTCCTTAAAGTCATCACCAACACTCATGGTGACCTCATCCCTAGCATCAGATGCATTCTTTGCCTCGACGACATACCGCATGCGGAATACACTGACAGTTTCTACAAGATATTTTGGCATTAATTCAACTTTCCATCATAAGTTTGCAACCATGGTTGCCCAAAAACATACTTCGTTTCGAGGTCATCAGCAACCTTGTGCCAATAATCCTTGAACCATTCATTATTAGCATTATACGCTATTTGACGACATTTGTCAATAGATTTAAATATCTTTGCGTAATTAGTCATTAGAATTCTCCATAAGACCATGAAACAAGACTATAGCGAACACCCGACTCAACTGGGTCTACTTTGTGTTGAACGTAGGATGGAAACAAAATAACATCTCCTGCAGCAAACGGGAAACTATATCTACCACCCTTATACCACAATGCCAGTTTCCCACCAGTAAAGTCATCATTGAGGAGTGTTATGCATGATAGTTTGCGAACAGGTTTTGTGTTCAAGTCAGCAACATCTGCATTCCATATGGTATCTGTGTGTTGTTCAAATTTGCCACCACTGTCGTATTGAATAAAATGATTCTCTTTAGAGTACTGTGAAATGTTAATCTTAAAGTAATTCTCATTCGCAAACTTAGATATTTCACGAATTTTTTCAACTACAGGATTATTGTGATTAACATTGACTTGGGTTGATTCGCGAGAGTTTTTATCATAAGCATTGTTGTTTGCGCGACTTACACCACTTTCTATTAGTGGTTTTTGGGTTTGGTTTTCGATGAATGCTGAGAGATCTTTGATTGCATCCCGAAACACAATGGCATTCTGTAATACATCAAACTTCATACCAGTTTCAATTCCACACCTGCCTCTTGGAACATGGTTTTTGTAATATCCCAATTGAATCCTGTACCATCCCGTTCAGGAGTATACGCAACAACCTTCTTTATGCCACGCTGAATTATGCTCTTGGCACATTCATTGCAGGGTAAGAGTGCAACATACATCGTGCACCCCTCTACTGAATGTGGAGAGTTGTCTAATGCATTTCGTTCGGCATGCGCAACAAACAGATGCTTCGTGGGTCTATCCCTGTAACGGAATGGATCATCCTCGACACCACGTGGGAATCCATTGTATCCAACAGAGAGAATACGATTACGGTCATCTACAATGACACAACCCACCTTGGTGCTTGGGTCATAAGACCAAGATGAGATGTGGTCTGCGAGTTCCATGAATCGCTTGTCCCACTTATTCATTTCAATTTTACTGCTTGCACAATACGCTCGCGCAGAATCGACGAACTGTAATCATGCTTCCTGGCAAGAAATTTAATTGGAATGTCCAATCCATAACCAGTATAATCGGTGCGACCATAGTAATCATCACCGAGGAATCGAACATCCCAATCATAACCAGTCAGCAGGTTCAGTAGATCTGCTTCTGTATCATATGGAATTATCTGATCAACATACTTACATGCATTGACCTGAACATAACGTTCAAACAAATTCTGCACAGGTTTGTTCTTCTCAGGGCGATCAAGAGTAGGGTCAGACTGCAGTGCTACTACAAGTCGATCACAATTCTCTTTTGCTTCATATAATGCCAAGACATGTCCTGCATGAAACAAGTCAAAACAACTGGCAATAACACCCACACGTTCAGTCATAATTTACACCCTCGTCCTGCTTACGACCCATGTAGTGGTCATCGCTTACGCAATGAAACTGTGCCTGAATCTGACTGTTGATAATAGTCCGAGTGACATCACCCGCGAACTTTTCACATTGCTCTTTGCTGGCAGTCTCATAGACATCCTTCGCTACGAACTCGCCCTCAGCAGTGAACAGGAATACAATCAACCAATAACTCATACTACAACTCCCACAAGTAGAATACCAACCACAAACGCATTGACTGCGATCAATGCCTTATCCTTCATGGCAATACCAGCCCATCCCCAGAGACCAGCACCAGCGATAGAGATCAACAGATCTGCCGTGTGATAATCAAACGCACGACAAGTCGCTGCGACGATGACACATGCGGTGCCAGACCACTTCACGATTTCGAGAAAATTATTCTTTGTCTTATCTTCAGTCATAATCAAATCCTTAAATTGCATGAAATCCAAGGGGAGCACAATAGTATAGAGTTCCATCAACCTCTAGGATGTCGCCAACCGACATTGAGGAGCAGGGAGCGAGTTTGAAAATGTCTTCGAAATATATGCTTTCTTCCCAGAGATTCATTGCTTCGAACGCTTCTTCCATATCTTCAACGTCAACGTTAGCAACGTGGGTGTAGTACTGGAAGTTTTCAGCTTTGAAATTACCTTCGAAACTACGATCGAAGTACGCTTTGATGCGATCACTAGTTTCACCGTTGTTGACAGCGGCGACTTCAGCGTCAGTCAATTGAATTTGGTAAACTTTAATCATTTTCACTTTTCCTTTTCTCATCTTATATTTCATTCTACCCTAAAAATGAGAAAAAGTCAAGCCCCTAAATTAAAATAATTGAAATTATTTTTGCTCATATTAACTCGTCTGCAAGTTTGATCAATTTTGGATAGAAAATTGTAAAGACTTCCCTTACCTCGTCGGCATTTATGATTTGCTCATATGGATCGAGGGGTAATTGCTTTTCCTTGAAAATACCAAATGCCGACTCCTTCTCAAAGTCAGAGAGGTGTTCCGCCATGGAAACGAGAGAATCGTACTCAACAGTGTCATAGGAAACAAGTTTGTTCATAACTTTTTTGTTTTGTTCTTCTAGCAGGTAGCGTGAGATTATTTGCAACTTGAGTTCTTCGATATCAATATGCAACATCATTGTATTCTTCTCGCAATTGAATATAAAACTCTTTTTTGCAAACATAAAACTCAGCATCTTTTGTTCGAAACCACGATTTACGTAGATAAAGTGGAATCCAATATCTTTTAGATAATTCAATCCCTCTTGAAATCCTTTGAAAGAAAGAGTGTCATCCAGGAAAATGCGACAGGTCATTGCTTGCTCTTGCCCTGCCTTGGAAACCAACTCAAATCTTTCGTTATTTTTAGAATATAGTTCTCGGTGAGTGATTACACCAGTAGGTTCAAGATAGAGTTTATTGTCTTTTAATGTGAGCGTATTGAACAATGCTGTGTGCACTGCAAGTATCTCTTGCAACGAAACAACATCATCAAACTTTTTGCTTAAAGAATAATTGACGAAGGATTCAGTCAATTGAGTCCCAGATCTGGGAACACCTAGAATGGCATATCTATTGTGCGATAGATTCCATGGCAAAGACTCTTGTATCATGTTTAGTAAACTCTCATTTTTCTGACTAGTCGATTCATCGTATCTTCGGTCGCGCTCACATTCAACACTAGCATGGTGCATCCATCAACATATGAAAATAGCGAGTGCGCCTTGGTCGTATTCATGAAATATGTGATACCTTCTTTTAGTTCAACAACCTTACCATCAAACACCCAAGTCATATTCGATGCATGAAAATTGTAGAACGGTATGATGATTCTAAACATGTCATTGGGCCGACCGAAGTTGTGATCTCTGTGCGGTGGAAAGAATCCGCCCTTGTCTAATCGCAGGAAATGCGATCGAGAAAGATCTGCGCCGAAGAAATCGCAGAGTTCCGCGATAGCAGGTATCTCATATGAGAGCGGAGTTCTGACTTTGAAGTCTCTATCATAATAGAGTTCTTTTGTATGCACGTAGTATTCCATCAGACTTTCTAGGTCGGGAACACCCGAGTATCCACCATCCAAACTGGTAATGGATAACCCATATCGATTATACCCATCTTTATACGAATTATATTGCCTCCAACCTGGATGGTTTAGAATGAGATCTTTGTATGCATTTACATCGACCGTATCAAACCCCAGTTCTATTAAATCTCCATATGAGACGACAAATTCAGTAAGCGGATTCATCTAATTGACTCCTGGATCAATTTTACCGAGTTGATCAAATGCCCACTGTCTTTCGTGACAATGATAACACTTATTGCATCGACCTGCATCTAGTTGCGTGCAGGAGTGCGATAACTCTAGTAGTCGTTCTGTGTTGAACATGAAGTGTAAATCTATTGTGTGAGATTTATAGAGATCGTTAAATGGTAAACTTATAATCTCTGGATATGGATTTTCCGATACCCGAAATGGATTGGCTGTCTCATCCATTTCAAACGGCCAAGGTTGTGGTACTGCTCTTTGGTCTGCTAAGAAAATATGGAAGGATTCGAACGTAGGATCGTACTTAGCGAAAACTGCTCGAACACTTTCGCTAATTTGTTTGGAGTGATGTAAATCTTGCACATTTTCTGCGCCGAAGATTATTGGTTGCGGTAGGTTGATGTCAAGTTTTTGGTTTATCCAATCCACGATACCTGCACTATGCAGTTCTGCGCCATCTGTTTTCGGGACAGTAAAAATATATTTAATCTCGTCGACAGACCGTCCAGTTTGCATCAACTCAAGACACAGCAGATACAGCAATATTGCACTGTCAGCACCACTGCTCAGCATTATGCCAATGCTTTTGTTCTCAGGGATCTTTAATTCAAACGAATCTAGATTGTTATCTGGTCCACATGTAATTATCATGTATTGCTCCAATTAAGTTTTTGTTTCTTATAATCTTCAATAAACTCCACCTTTGTTTGCACAGGTGGGCGGATGCCACCCAAGTCGCGATATGATCCCAACATTTCCTGATCAGTTTTACCAGCAACATACCACTCGTCCATTCTCCAATGATCTACACCATAGTCCATATAATCATCTTTACCCCATACATTGTTTGCAATCCACAACAATGCACTTTTCTCTGTCATTCCCGTGTTACTTTTCCAATGATGGATCAACACAGTTGGTTTAAGAGTGCGAACAAACATATTGATATAATGTTTCAATTCAGGAACAATACTATTGCTCTGTGATATTCGCTTTAAATCTGGATGAGAGTCATCTAACGCAATCTCTTGCATATCCACAAGACTATATCCTTGTTGTTTATATGTCGAGGACAATGTACTTTGTTTAACATTATTGTGAGTGCTTGCTATAATCAATGGGGCGAATACTAAATGGTTCGTTCTCCAGTGTTCATCACACCACTTCTTGGAGTCATTAAGTGTTTCTTCCGTTTCATGCGACAACCCTGCAATAAGACTAATCGTTCCTCTGTAATATCCATTGTGCTTCATGAAGTAATCTTTGGTGTCAAGAATTGCTTGCTGAATCTTAGCAGGTTCCATTCCTTTACCGATAGCAGCAGCACTGGGACGATTGAAAGACTCAACTCCATAAAAATGCCCATTAAACTGCATACGAGCAAGATGCTCAATATCCTGCGGTCTAGTATGCAATAAGTCTGCTCGGATGTATCCACCAAAATTTGGTTTAAAAGGTAGAGTTTCTACTGCATCTGCATACTTTATAATCTTTTCGCTGTGATCATTGAACGTTTCGTCTGAGATAGAATAGCGATAGATACCATAATTATCATAGTTCCGCATAAGATTGTCGCGGAAATCATCGGAGCATCTAGTATGATCATCTTTTACGCCTAGAATACTGTATGTGCAAAAAGAGCATTTGAATCTACACCCCCGACTTGTCTCCATTGTGACAGATTCGAATGATTGTAGGAAATCTCTTTTCTCATAATCAATAGAAAGATTGCGCATTGGATATGCAGGATATTCTTTAAGCGCATGCACAGTTCTGCGCGTGTTACCTTCCTTGTCGATAACTTCTTCGGTATATTTTGCAGTTCCAGATAGAATTTCCAGGATAGCGAGTTCGCCATATCCTACTACCATATAATCTACGGGAATGAAATGGAGATTGTAGAAATCAGTCGATCCCGTTACCACCAACACATCTGGATAAGTTTGCTTCAACCAAGCGAATGATCTGTATAAAGTCTCGGTATTCATATTGAACACTGCTCCGAGACCAACAAACTTCATTGCTGGTGTCATTCTTGAACGAATCAACTCTTGAAATTCTTCGAATTTCCAAGATGGAGCAAAGTCTATGACTTCAATGTCGAACCCATGTTGACGTAAAAACGAGGCAATTCTATGAGAACCTGCGCTTCTGTGAACAGAACTGTAACTTATTCCAGCAAAATCCTGTGGTCGCATGGGTTCATCTGAATTGATCATTCCGCCAAAAATTAGACCATCCAACGCCATTAATCAACCCATTCCAAACTTTTTAAATTCGCATATAATTGATCTTTATAAGAAGGATCCCACAAATGGTATATGATCCACTGTTTTACGTGATTCAATTTAATCGGAGAATGATACGGTACAGTTGGAGAGATTTTTCTATCTTTTCTCGCCCACCACTGACCATTCTCGTCACAAAAAGATGTTTTGAAATTGGCAGGATCATTAATTTTATTATATCCATCGACAAATCGTTTATTATATTCGTTCATCGAGATAAAAAACCCTGCCATGCCATTTTCTCTGGCAACTTCAAAGGTAAAGTCCTTAATGTCACCATGTATTGCATAACAATTAATACCTATATTTTGCACAGTATAACTACGAGATCCCATGCATACCATTCTATCTATTTCTGATGCATAAAATCCCTGCCCGCAAATAATTCTTCCATCTTTTTTGTATATCACATAACCATTTGCAGGTCCATCAAATCTTTTCTCCTTGTATAGAAGATGGAGTAGAGTATGTGGTTTATTTTCCCAATCAATAAAATCCATGTTAGCAGCACCCTCTCGTGGATCATCCTGAGACTCTCTGCAAAATTCCAATATTTCTTCTATCGGGTAACTACTGTCAATCCGAATCATAGACCCAACCGTGTTCTTGCTGCGATTAAATCCTCACTAAGTAGCAAATCATAATTCTCTGCAAGTAAGAACTTGGCATTCTTTCCTCGTAGATATGCTTGTTTGACCATAGAGATAATTTCAGGTTTAAAGATACCGTATTTGATCATAGCAAGCAAACATATCATCAACCAACCAAGCGACCTTGTCTGTGCAAACGAAAACATTGCGAGACACATTTCACCGATTTCAACTGCAGGATAACCTGTCAACGTATGCCAAGTGTCATGTGTGTCGCGATACCTGCGTGCCATCCAATTATATGGATGCTTCGCTTCGATCCATTTGCTGTTATTTGATTTTCTTCTGCTAAATTTCAGCAGAGTTTGTTGATTTGGAAATAGTTTGTGGCATTCTCTGCCAACAGAACCTTCTGGTCTTTCGGAAAGTGTCGAGAAGTAATCTGAAACCTCTTCGGAATTGTATGCTATTTCTCCGCCAGATTCAGTTTCTAATAACTTGTTGAAACTCCAACGCAATGATGGAGGATTTAATGCATGTAGAATCTCAAATATAAAGATTGTATTTGATACGTTTTTGCGTAGTTTCTTCGCGGCATTATATGCACGACGATAGTCAATTTTGTATTCTAGATTCATTTACAATAACCTTTAATTCACGAAGAACCTTTTTTATTTCATTCGAATTATTTAAAAATTCGTGGAAATTACCATCCTCTTCTAAGTCATAGACATAAAGATGTTCATCTGTTAAAATAAATTTTATGTCTGGATTATAATATAATTTATATGCTGCAACTACATCTTCTGAACCGACAAAAGTTTCATCGAAATTAAAAGCATTGACAAGTTTGTTAGAATACAACAGCATTCGAGTTTGTTCTAGATTTGATGCTAGAAATTTACCAAGTTCGATTAATCGCAATCCATGCGCACCTCTGGCATTTGCGAATTTGTATATTTCACTACTCTCAAAAAACTTTCTACCAGTCGTTGTGATACCATTATATGTCATACATCCACCTGTAAGACCAATAACATCAACATCTAGATTTTGTTGAACGATCGCGGCAATCTTAGATAATGCATCAGGAGCAAGATAATCATCCGCATCGATTTGCATGTAATACGCATGCGAACGAGATCGGAAAATCTCTAGAACAGAGTTTTTTCCTTTCGCTGGTGTGCCATTAGATTCAGTTACTAGAAACTCCAGATTGTATGCCTCTGCGACAGATCTCGCTTGCTCTACAAATGAAAAATCGAGAGTGTTGCATACCACAACCACATCACTGGTTTGAGGCAGAACACTCTCGATACATCTCTTTAATTTTTCAACATCCTTCGAAGTAAGGACTGCAACCAAAAGATTCATCCGATCAATGAACCTCCTGCTTTTTTCCTGATTCTATCTACTGCATCACGAGTCTTCACATCCTTGGTGGACTTAGAACCATATTCCTGTGCCAATGCAGAATTGGGATTGGCATCAGCGACGCGAGACATGACTTCCTTGAAGTGATCAGGAACCTTACCGCCACCATCAGAACCAGGAGCATGCAAGAAGTTAATCTTCTTGTATAGAATTTTAACTGTTCCATCATCTGTGAGTGTTTTCATGTCATCATATGACATGGTCTGTTCCCACTCATCACCTGTTTCTGTGTTTATAAAATCATATACTGGCATCGGTAAACCTTTTTTGTTATCATTATAATACTTATAAGTGGTAACCTCAGAGACTGGTGGACACTCTGGGGCTCGAACCCAGGACCTACAGGTTAAAAGCCCGTTGCTCTACCTACTGAGCTAAGTGTCCGTTAAACTTTAGAGATAGATCCGAGTACCGTCGGAATCTACAGGGAAACCAAGTACACGACGTTCGATGTAGTATTCATCGATAAAATGATCACCGTCGCGAGTATACACGCTATGGGCATTCCGTGCTTCTTCTTCAGATGCATAAACACCCAACAGCAACGAACCTTCGTAATCAAACTCACCTAATAATGCAAAAACTTCCATAATCATTTCCTTTCTCATCTTATATTCCACTCTACCCTAAAAATGAGAAAATGTCAAGCCCTAAAATAAAAAAAGTACCAAGTTTTTTTCTTGGCACTTTTTCATGGCGGAGAGGGTGGGATTCGAACCCACGGTACCTTGCAGTACGCTAGTTTTCAAGACTAGAGCAATCGACCACTCTGCCACCTCTCCTATTTAATTACTTTGGTTTTTCATTTTCGCCAAGAGCAGGTTCTGCTGCAGGTTCTACTGCTTCAGCGGCAGCAAGTGCTTCATCTGCTGCTGGACCAGCGGCTTCTGATACAGTTGGTGTTTCCTCGCTGGGAGTACACGCTGCGGTAAGTGCAATAACTGCTGCTGCCATAAAAGTCTTGATATTCATAATTAATTCCTTGGTTGTTAAATGGTACCCGAATTGGGTAATGGAGCGGATAGTGAGACTCAAACTCACCTCTTTAGCTTGGAAGGCTAAGGCACAATCTCTATACCATACCCGCATTAAACTTATTTATGGTGGGAAGGTGAGGTATCGATCCTCCCCCGAAAACGGATGAGATTTACAGTCTCACTGCCAGAGCCACTGACTTTACCTTCCCTTAAATGGTACGCCTAGAGGGACTCGAACCCCCACGCTTTCGCACTGGTACCTAAAACCAGCGTGTCTACCAATTCCACCATAGGCGCATAAAAGAGTGACCACCTAAGTGTGCCTTGATTGCTTACTTCGCGACGTTGCAATCTTCCCAGATAAAGAATACGGTTGCAACCGTATTTTTACCCCTTCACGGGTTCAGCATAGGTGGTCTATTCGTATTCAAACTGGCTCCCTAAGATGGATTCGAACCACCGACCAATTGATTAACAGTCAACTGCGCTACCGCTGCGCCATTAGGGAATAAAACTGGTGCCCTCAGTAGGATTCGAACCCACGACCTGATGATTACAAATCAACTGCTCTACCAACTGAGCTATAAGGGCAAATCTGGCGAAGGTGGTAGGAATTGAACCTACTTCTCAAGGTTTTGGAGACCTGCGGATTACCGTTTTCCCTCACCGACTTATAAACTTATTTATTCTTCCAACCACTTCTTGATAGAACCATACTTGAGATCGAGACGATACTCAAGAGATTCCCAACCATAGAAGCGCATTTCTTCATCATCAATGCCTTCTGCTTCACAGATAATGGCGACTGCTGCCGCATTATCAAAGCAGTTCTTGACCAACCCCATGATACCGTCTACACGGCAAACGAACTCAGAGAAGTTACGATCCTGACGAATCTTGTCTTCATCGATCTGCTCCGAGAGTTTCCCCACGAGACGCTCATACTCAGCATCAAACTCTTCAGCTGAAGAGAAGGTGATGCCACGAGGACGGAAACCATACACATCTTTGTGCAGGTCTGAAAAGATGTCGCCATCGCGGCTATTGGTAGCGACATTAATATCAGCAAGAGTCAACATAATCAAACTTCCTTTTCACATCTTATATTCCAATATACCCTAAAATGTAATAAAAGTCAAGCCCTAATTTTGTTTTTTTAAAATTAATTTCGTGGACGATATGGGTCATATTTCATACCCCACAACCAACCTCCTGGTAATATGAAAGTCAGAGGGTCAACAAGGTGGCATTTACCATTCGGTTCAACACACCACTTGCGACGTCTCATACTTGCCTTGATTGCCATGAGTCGGCGAGTTTCCCAAGTATGCCTCCTAGCATACATCGGATTACCATCTCGTCGCCTAGTCCCCCGCATGGTTCGACTTATCGATGCTTTATGCTCTGGTGATAGTCCGCCCCAGTTTGGATTCTTTTCGCCAGTTAGTGCTTCTGAAATCTTTTTACGAGTTTCCGGAGTATGCCCTGCAGATTTCTTTCTGGTAACTTTATCGACAAGCGTCAAACCTTTTCCGAGAACTTCTGCTTTATCTCGGAGGATTTCTATCTTGCTGTTTTGTAGCAAGAGTTCTCTTGGTTTCGGAACCTTGTTTGGATTATTGACAATCCACAGTTCTTTCTTATGTTGAAATAGAAAGAACCTCATTCACCGTTCCTTTATCCAGTAGTGTCAGATTATGCTCTCTGTCAATATATGTAAATTCCACATGTCGTGGTTCAAATTCCTCCAGAGCAGCGAATACATCAGCAGTATTAAGAGCACTGCAGGTATACACATCCAGTTGCATGAGAGCAGGAGAAACCTCATCCCAAACATGCATAGCAATGTGCGATGTTTCGATAATGGTAACTGCAGTCAAACCACGATTACCAACCATGTCACTGTAAACAGCATATGGACCCATTAGTATCTTCATACCAATTTTATCAACCAGAGTCTTCATCCAATCTTGGATTGCCTCTGCACATTGTGGCGGATTGTTAAGTTCTGCTCGCACAATGAGATGCTTGTGCTCTAAAATTGCTCCCATCAAATTTCCTTACTTCTTTCACGGAAATATTATTTATATGGGTTCCACCATATGCTGTTTATAAACTCCTGACCAAAACGGTCGACTGCAAAGTCGTAGTTTTCGCGCATAAATGGATAACTATCATATAATTCACGTTTCTCTTCATCACTAAATTCTGGATGTTCACCAAAACTCCAAATCTTACGGGAAAAATTTATTTTATCAGGGGGTATCCATATTTTATCAATAATTTCTTTACTGAAACGAGAAACTGCATCAGCATAATTTTCCTGCTTAAACGGATATAATGTTAGCAATTCTGCAATTTGACTCTCGTTCAGTTGCAAACTCAAACCTATGTTGGTGGGTTCTACAGTACCAGTATATGGTAGTTCTAGATACGAGAAAAAATTAGAAAAAGATTCATTCGTGAACAATGTTTCATAGAAATTAAAATGAATTTTCCCGAACACTTCAGTAACATTATCTACTGTTTCTCTCCACGAGAGAGAACTTTCCTCGAAGTCAGGTCTTCCTGACTCCAGTATGTCTGCCACTGACTCTGGAGTTTCACCTGGAGTGTTGGTTATCAGTTGATTTATATACCAAGATTTAACGTCATCCATAGAATTGACCGACCCCGTAGAATCAAATTCTGGGATTCTGTTTATTGTCATCTTCATCATTGTATGTGATATGACTTGCGAGAGAGGATCTCTTAGTGTCATAACGGGCAGAACGTTAAGTCCAACATTATCTGCATTAGTTTTAAACCAGCGAAGTTGTTCTTTTGTGGCGTGTGCGTTTGTAGGCGAGAGATCACCAGTTAATGTAACATGCTCGTCATTTGCCAATAGTGCCATGTTCTCGAAGTATTTTGTTTTATCAAAACATTCTGGACCCGATACTATGTTGTGATCTTGAAAGATAAAAATCTCTTTTTGCGTTGGAAAATTACAGTCGGTTCTTCTGCTTAACTCCCCATGCAACCACGTGCTTCCTGCTCTCGCGTTTCCGAAATATAGAAGAAAGTTTTTCATAACTAACTTTTATACTACTAAGGATTTTTTTGGCGCTTTCTTCTTCTTAACCTCTGGCGCTTTCCAACCTGTCAGGAAACTTTCAAGAACTTCCGCGAGACGAGGATATGCTTCAAGCAAAGTTTGATCCTTAATGTGATCAAGCAATTTCGCTTCTTTAATTTGCAACCCCTGACATGTCTGCATCCAAATTTCCTCGCGGCGGAACTGCGGTACTTTACTGGCGCTGCCTTCTGGTAAGAGAGTCAAAATTCGACGGAACTCTTGGGTGATGGTTGTATCTGCCATGTTAGCAGGTAGTCCCTCATCCTTATATGGAGTTGGACCATCGGGAAGATTAATTGGACCTTGCTCATATCCGACGCCCCATGCAACAAATCGCATGAGAACAGAATTGCCGAGCGAGATTGCTCTCACACGTTCGCGCAATTCGTCAGTCGTGTCTGCCTCGCATGCCCAATCAAGTGCCTCATCTATCTGCTTAAATTTCTTTGGTGGTAGTCTTTGTGCCATTTCAAGTCTTTCTTTTAAAATTCATCAACGAGTTCAATCATCTGCTTCATACGATTGGCGATAAAATAGTTCAACAGACCTGAGCGATCTCCACCCAGTTGTTTCTCATAACTATCTATAATCGCTACTTTGATGTCCTCAGGAATACGCGACAGGTCAACCAGTTCACGGTTACGCTGGAAATTGCGCCACATTTCATCACTGGTGATAAACTCTTCTGGTTTCTGCGTTTTCCATTCAGCAAGTTTATCTTTGCGAATAGGACGCTGACGCTGACCATTGATGAAAGTATCATCATCAGATAGGAGGTTCGGAACACCGTCACCCTTATCCCCCATGATAATGTGTTCCATGAGCACTGCTTCAGGTGATTCCTTCAACTTACAGAACT